CTTGGCCGGCATCGGCTTAGCTTTACCTTTTTTGGGCATCTTCATGTCGCCGTAATGTCCAGGCATAACCAGTCGTCGTACTTACCACACACGATAGGAGGTCTTTCCGAGGTTCTCTGGTTTGGCGAGGTTGAAAGTTTGAAGGCAGAGGTAGCCCAAGGCGTCAAATGCGTGGTCAACGCCGAGATTTTTGTTGGGGAGGCCAGTTCCGGGGGCATAAGTCAAGGTGCGAAGGGACTTGATGAGTTCTTTGCACTTGGGGTGGATGAAGAGGCGGCGGGTTCCAGAGGCATCCAACAATGCGGTGTTGACGCAGGTGATTTTGTCGCGGATTTTCCACGGATTTCGTGGGCTGGAGACGGTGAAGCCGGATTTTCGGAGGATGTTGTGGTCGGTGGCGCCGACGCCGCTGGTTTTGCGGGCGCCGCCGGTGGGGTCCGGGCAGGCGATGATGCGGCGCTCCACGCCGTAGCGGGATTGGATTTCTTCGCAAAGGTCCCAGGTGGTAGCGCCGCCGGTCATGATGATTTCGTCGAAAACCCAGAGCACGTCGCCTTTTTTGACCGCGCAGACCGCGGACATGGGATCGACGTTGAAGTCCACGCCAAGGAGTAGGGGGAGGACGGGCAGGTCTTGCACCACGCTGTCGATGTTGTCGTCGCTAAATGAGACGGCGACGAGACCGCTGAGATTTTCGAAGCTGGCCTCGAACTCTTGGCGGAAGGTGCGGGCGTCGAGTTGGGCGCGGGCGGCTTCGATTTCTTCCGGTGGGACGTTATCGCCGTCGATGGTGGTGAATTGCCACCGCTGCCAGTCCGGGTCTTCTTGGTCGCAATAGCACCAGAGGTCGTAAAACCAGCTGGCGGTGCCGTCGGGCGTGGAGATGAACAATGCCCAGCCTTGTTTGTCGGCCAAGGCGGGACGGATCACCTCGAACCAGACGTCGCTGGACATGAACGCGGCTTCGTCGAGCACCACGCCAGCCAAACTGCGGCCTCGTAGGGCCATGGCGTTTTCGGTGCCCTTCAGTTCGATTGTGGAGCCGTTAACTAGCTCGATCTTCAGGTCGGTCTCGTTTTTGGACTTGATCCAGGCTTTGGGGACTAGTTTTTTCATTACCTTCCAAGCGATGTCCTTCGCCATCCGGTATGTGGGGGCCGCGTAGAAGAATGTTTCGCCCGGCCTTTCGATCGCCCCACGCAGCAATTCGATACATGAGAGGTAGCTTTTGCCGAAGCGGCGGCCGGCTACCAATACTCTGAAGCGTTTGCGGCTGGAAAAAACTTGCCCCTGGGCGTAGCGGAGGGAGAGTGTTCCAGCCGTTTCGGCCATTTTGTAGGTGACGGGTACCTTCTAGGGTATTACAGGAATTGAACCACTGCCCCTAGTAGCGGCGCGGGTTCCACGAGCAGTAGTTGCCGGCGGCGTAAGTGCCAAACGGGCAGCTGCTGGTAGAGCGGGGGATGGATTCGGTGCGGCCGCGCATCACAGAACTTGGTACGCAATAGCCAGCTTGAGAGTAGTAGCCGAAGGGGCAGCTCGATCCAACCTGGTTGATGGGCTGGTACGAGGCGAACAGGAGGACGAGGGACAGCATGGGGATGTAGTACAGAAGAGATTAGGTTAGCACAGTAGAAGAAAACGCGAATGTGTCAGTAGGTTCCCTGGGACCCGCTCCCACCCCGCCAGAATCCAAACCCCGCCCCCGTCAAGGGGGGAGGCCGGATCTGTCACGGTTCTTCACACTCGCAGCGGCCTGATGGTGCCAGCAGCTGCGGCCAGGAGTGCAAGGGTGAGCGGTGGGGCTGTGCAGCAGGCAGCGAGTACCAGCAGCAGAGCAGCGGTGGCAGTTCTCACCATGCTTGCAGCTCCTGCCGTGCGAGGCGAGCAGCGAGGCGGTCGATCTTGTTCCGGGCCTTGTCGATGGTGCGAGCGTGGGCCTCGGTGGGGGCTTGCTGCATCCGCTCAGACATGCAGCGGCGGATGTTGCGCCAGTCGTTGGAAGTCATGGGGTTGTGTCCCTTGGTGACTCGTCAAGTGTAACACGACGGCAAGGGGCAGCGCCTAGCTTTTGTTGTATTTCTTTACACGCGCTTGTCGTCGATCTCCACCCGCAGCACGGGGGCCGAAGCGGCCTCGGTGATGGCGTCCAATTCGCCAGCCGCTCTGCCGAGCGAATCGAGAATATGGCAAGCGACCTGGTAGTTGCCCTTGCGGATGCTGCGCCGCAGCAGTGCCAGGCGGTTTGCGGTGACGATGTTCAACAATTCCTCACGATCAGCCGAACGCTCCTCCCGCAAAAGCACCATTGCCTTTGCTAGGTCGTCGTGGGCTGTGCGAATACTGACGTTGAACTTTGAGGAGATGAGTTCGGCGTTGGCTCGCCTCGTGTTTCCCTCCAGCAGCAAGGCGTAGGCGTAGTTCACCCGCTCCTCGATTCGAGCCTGCGAACTAGGGCCACCACGCCAACGCTTGGACTCATCGTTGGCCACGTTGGTTTTCTTTACTTCCTGGCCTTCCGAATCGGGCACGGTTAGAGTCACAAACTCGCTGGTCCAATGCTAACCTCTGGCGCCCATAAAAAAGACCCGGCACAATGGCCGGGCCGTTGATCGGTGGGGGTGGGGTCAATCTCCCCAGTAGAACTGGGCGGCCCACGCGTCCAACGTTGCGGAGTCTGCCGGCAGATACTCCCGCCATGCGGCGCCCCAGTCCTGATACTCCAGGCGGGAACACTCCGGGCAGCTGAAGCGGCCTAGGTCGCCGATGATCCGCAGGCCCGGGCCGCCGGTGGTGAGCAGGATGCAGAAATGGCCGGGCTCCAGCGGTGCGCCAGGCTCTGCCCATAGGCTGCGGACTGCGAGGCTAAGCGGCGCCTCTTGGATCTCTTCTCGGACTGCTTCGTAGGCTTCGTCCGATTCGTCGCAGGCGGCCTTAAGCCGCGCCAGTTGATCACAAAGGGTTTCGTACCATGCCTCGGCGTTGAGGATGGCGGCGCTGTCGGTTTGGGTGGTTGTCATGGGTTGAGCCTTAGGGTAGGGCTGTCGTGTTCAACAGTAGCACCGGAAGCGGCCCGGTGTCAAGCGTTCCATTGGTGGGAGAGCGGGCACCACTCGATCACGCGCCAGCCCTGCCAAGGTTCGGCGGTGCCATCATGCCGCTGAGATTGCCATTCTCCCTTCCACTGGAAAACGCACAGACGGCGGCCGGGGATCAGCTTTAGCAGCGCGTTTAGGCGGGACTTGGTGGTAGCAGTGCGCCAGCCCTCACCGTCGCTGATGTTCAGCAAGCCGGTGCTGGGCTGATAAATGCCGATCCGGTTCTCGTGCAGGCGCACCACCGCCTGACTGCCGCCAAAGGTCGGTGAATTATGGCACCAGCTGACACTGGTGTTTCCGCTGCGCCAGTCCCTACCCGTACGGATAGCGGCCAGCATCTGTTCTTCAATAGCTCGCATGGCAGGGTCTGCCGAAGTGCTTCCGTACTGTAGCACACCTGCCAGGCTTGGCAAACCGCCGGGCTGCTGGTACTGTTACAAGGCACACCCCAACCCAGGGACCATGCCAACACCTGAACGGGCCGTATCGGTCACGCTTGCCCCAGAGCACTGGCTTCGGATTGAACGCGCTCTCCACACTGAGGCCATCCTTAGTGAAACAGCCGGAGACACTACAGAGGCCAGACGCTGCAGCCACACGCGCCAGCTGATCTGCCACGTAATCGAGCGTTGGGGGATCGAAGCATGAACTACGGCAACCGACCGCTAGGCCCGCTGCAGCGAAACTGGCTTAATTTCCTTCGCCGCAATCCCGGCCCGCACTTTGTGGCGATGCCCCAGCGTGATCAGCGGATAGCAGAATCCCTGCAGGCCCGCGGGCTGATCACGCTGGCCCCAGCTGCCATCACTGACCCTAAGGGGCTGCCGGTGTACACCCTCGAAGCGGTGGAGGCGCCCCAGCAATGAGCGGCGGCGAATGGAACACCACCCGGGAGCGCAAACAGCTGGCCTTAGATGCTCGGGAGATGGAGCGCGAACAGTTACGTCTCGAAAAACGCCAGCTGCGGGACTTGCGGTGGGCAGTAGAACGCTCCAGCCTGGCCGCTTCGGACTGGGCTGATCTCCTGGCCCTGCAAGCTGCCCATGGTAAAGAGGGCCCGCTCCAGCTCTGGCGGGAGTTGGTTCCCTACTGGCGGGCGTGCCAGCGTTGCAACGGCGGCGCTGACATACCCCCGGAACTTTTTCCACAGGCTACGGGGATTTTTCCGCGCACCGATCAGCCAGCCCAGGCCCCAGCCAACCGGACCCGCTCCAGCAAGGGGGCAGCCCGCAAGGTTCGGTCCGATGCTGGCATCAGCAAGCCCCGCAAGGTGCGAGCCCCGCAGGGGTGAGCACGCCCCAGCCCCTGCCATCCGGTGGGGGCTTCTCACCGTCTTGCCGTGAGACTCACGAGACACCATCTAAGACGCCCCAGCAGCAGGCCCCACGCCAGCCCCAGCAGGATTCCAGCCAATGGTGCCAGCAGCACCGTCTCAGCAGTGAGACTCATGAGACACGCAGTAAGACACCATGAAGGGCTTTTCAGTCCCAGTCATGAATGGCTTTTCGTCGAGGCCGTTAGGCTGAGACATGAATGGGATTTTGAAGAGCTGCAAAGTATTGCTCCACCCGAGTCATGAATGACTTTTCAGCTTGCTCCAGCTCGGCTTGGGTCATGTGGTGAATGTTTGGATTGCCGCAGCGGCGGGCCAGGACGATGGCTGCTCCAGTGGGTTGGAGGCCGGTGAGATGCTTGAGGCCCAGGCTGTAGGCACCCCACTGGTCGATGTATG